TAGCAGAAAAAAATATTTCATCAGGTTATACTGACGGAAAATTTAAAACTTTTTTTAAAAGATATCAAGATGCAGAAACAATCTTTGATCATTGGAAAGATAAATATGAAGAAGCATATGAATACACAATGCCACAAAGAGAATCATTCTATGAAGAAACTGTAGGAGAAAGACGTACAGATAAAATATTTGATGAAACAGCAGTAGTAGGAATACAAGAATTTGCAAGTAGATTACAAGCTGGTATTGTTCCTACTTATGGTAGATGGGCAAACTTTGAAGCTGGAACTGATATACCAGAAGATCAAAAACCAGCAGTTAATGAAGCATTAGATGAAATAACTAAATATGTTTTTGAAATACTAGCTGGATCTAACTTTAATCAAGAAGTACATGAAGCATTTATGGATTGTGCTATTGGTACTGGTGTAATGCTAGTTGAAGAAGGTGATGCATTAAATCCTATTAAGTTTACTGCTGTGCCTTTGCCTAAAGTTATGTTGAACAATGGCCCAGATAATAAAGTAGATACTGTATTTAGAAAAAGACAAATAGCTTATGGTCAATTAATGACAGCTTATCCTAAAGCTGAAATGTCTGAAAAGATGTTAAAAGCTATTGAAAATAATGAAACGAAAAAAGCAAATATAGTTGAAGGTGTTTACAGATTATATGACGAAGCAAATACAGAAAAATATAAATACTGTGTTGCTTGTATGAATGAAGAAGAAATAATTTTTGAAAAAGAATTAGATGGAGTTGGTAGCAATCCTTATATTGTGTTTAGATGGAATAAAGGATCAGGAGAAGTTTATGGTCGTGGCCCAGTATTTAACAGCATGGCTGCAATTAAAACAACTAACCTTACAGTAGAATTAATATTACAAAATGCTCAAATGAATATTAGTGGTATTTATACTTATGAAGATGATGGTGTATTAAATCCTGATAATATAAATTTAGTGCCAGGTGCTTTAATTCCTGTAGCTCCAAATAGTAGAGGTCTTACACCTTTAGCTGGTGCTGGAAGATTTGATGTAGCTCAATTAATATTATCTGATATGCGTCAAAATATTAAAAAAGCATTATATATGGAAACACTTGGTAGACCAGAAGGTACACCAATGTCTGCTACTGAAGTATCTGAAAGAATGGCAGATCTATCAAGACAAATTGGATCTTCATTTGGTAGACTACAATCTGAGTTTGTAACACCATTACTTCGTAGAGTAATTAGAATATTATCTAAACAAGGTAGAATTGAAATACCTAAAATTGATAATAGAGAAGTAACTATAATATCTCAATCACCATTAGCTCAAGCTCAACATCAACAAGATGTTGCAGTAGTAAATAATTTTAATGCAATACTTGCTCAAACATTTGGCCCACAAATTCTTAATATGATTGTTAAACAAGATGAAGTAGCTAGATATTTGGCAGAAAAATTAGGTTTACCAGAAAAATTAATTAGAGATCCTCAAGAACAACAACAAATGATACAAGAGTTGCAAAACATGGCACAACAGTCTAATATGGCACAAAATGAGTTGGGAATCCCTAGTCAATCGCCACAAGGATAATAAAAGAGAAACATCTGAAATAGATCAAACATTTGCTAGTGTTTTTTCTGGGCCTGATGGAAAAAAATTATTGGAATTTTTTGATAGTATTGTTATGAATGTTACTATTAATCCTAATGCCGATAGTAGAGTATTATGGCATTTAGAAGGGCAACGATATATGCTGCAACAAATTAAAAATAGAATTAAACGAGGTAAAGAATGGCAGAAGAAGAAGTAGTTACTCAAACAGAAGAAACTGAATCTAGTAAACCAGATTTTGTTCAAGATAAATTTTGGAACAAAGATACTAACGAAATTAATATTGAAGAATTAGCTAGTAGTTATAATTCATTAGAAAAAAAATTAGGATCAAGAACAGAAGATCTTACAGCTCAAATAAGAGAAGATTTAGCTAATGAAGTTAAATCTAATGTTCCTGAAAAATATGAAATTTCAATGCCTGAAATACCAGAAAATATTCAGATGGATATAGATCCTGAAATGCCTTTGTTACAATGGTGGACAGAAACAGCTAAGAGTAAAGGATTATCACAAGAAGAATTTAATAAAGGTATAGAAGCATTTGTTAATAATGAAGTATCTGCTTTACCAGATATAGAAAATGAAAAAGAATTATTAGGTGAAAATGCTAATCAACGTATAGAAGCTGCTGATCTTTGGAGTAAAAAAAATTTATCAACTGATAGTTATGAAGCTATTGCAGAATTTGCAAGTACAGCTAAAGGTGTAAAGGCTTTAGAAGAAATAATGAAACTTAATAAAGATGCTCCAATACCACAAACAGAAACAGCTATTGAAGCTGCTCCAAGTTTAGAAGATCTTAGATCTATGATGAAAGATCCTAGATATTGGAGAGATGGAGAAAGAGATCAAGCATATATAAACAAAGTTTCTAATATGTATGAAAAATACTACGGATCAAAAAAAGCGAGTTAGAGTTAAATGGAGAGATGCTATATCTCATGCAGAATGGTTAAACCCAGAAGAAGCTATTAATTTTAAACCAGCGATTAATACTACTGAAGGATTCTTGTTAGTTAAAAACAAAAACGTAGTTATTTGTTATATGTCTTATAATGACACAGATATCGGTGATACAACTGTTATTCCAAAAGAAAACATTGTTGATATTTGTGAGTTGAAAAATATTAAAAAAAATGTCAGTAAGAAATAAATAGACCTCTAAGGCCATAGATATGCCTGAAAAGATAACATATCAAACTCCTCTGAGACAATCTAGGTAAACTTAACAAGCATACGGAGGTTAAAATGTCTGCTTCTATTACTAATGCTTTTATCACTCAGTTCGAAGCTGAAGTGCATATGGCATATCAAAGAATGGGTAGTAAGCTAAAAAGCCTAGTGCGTACTGTAAACGGAGTAAGTGGCGAATCTGTAAAATTCCAAAAAGTTGGAACAGGAGAAGCTACTAGCAAAGCTAGACACGCAGAAGTAGTTGCTATGAACATTTCTCACACAAATGTTACTGCAACTCTAGCTGATTTCTATGCGTCTGATTACGTAGACAAACTAGACGAGCTTAAAACCAACATTGACGAAAGATCTGTTGTTGCAAATAATGCAGCATATGCTCTTGGTCGTAAAACTGATTCAATCATCACAGATGCTATGAGTTCTGCTACTACACTAGCTAATAACGCTGGTGCACAAGGTGGTACTGTGGCAACTGACATGAACGTAGATAAGTTCCAAGAAATGCAAGCGCTTTTCGGAACTAATGATGTTCCTGATGATGGTCAAAGATATTGGGCAATCGGCCCTAACCAATGGTCTAACTTATTAGATGACGATCAATGGTCAAGAATGGAATACATTGGATCTAACGAATTACCTTTCTCTGGTATGAATTACACAGCGAAAAAATTCTTAGGTTTCTTAGTATTTGTTCATTCTGGTCTTGATACATCTGGCTCTACTGATAGACACACTATTGCATGGCACAAGTCATCAATGGGTCTAGGTGTAGGATCTGAAGTTAGAACTGAAGTAAACTACATACCTGAAAAGGTATCTCACTTAATGACTTCTTACCTATCCATGGGATCAATTCTAATTGATACTAATGGTATTAGAGTACAGAAGTGTGCGGAATAGGAGGTAATTAATGGCATACGAAACTTCAAATCCGATTAAGAAGATATCAGGAATGGGTGCTGGAAACTCACTATGGTTTTATACTGATGGTGATGCTAAAGCAGCTGTTGTAGCATCTGGCTATTTCAATTCTGCTTACAAAGAATTAAGCAAAGGTGACGTTATCCTTTGTTCAATCGGTGTAGGTGGTACTCACGAAATGGACGTAATAACAGTTACTTCTGAAACTGGAGCAACTACTGTAACTACAGTAGCTCTTGCATAAGGAGATTAACAGCTATGAGGGGGTTTATCCCCCTCTAGTCAAATAAGGAAAAATTATGGCAATAAGTGCAGCAATAGGTGTAGGTAAAAAAATAGTAGGCAAAGCAATTTCTGCTGCCAAAAAAAAGAAAAAAGATTTAGAAACTAAAGGTAAAAAAATAAAAAAAACTGCTAAAGAAGATATTTTAAAAGATGCAACAAAAATAAAAGATCCAAGTGGAAAAAAAATAAGAGGTAATATTAAAGGTGTAGATGCAATTCCAAATGTTATGGCTGGAGCTGCTGGACAAACTGCAACAAAAGTAAGTGGTAAAGCTGTAAATGTTGCAAAAAAAGTAAGTGAAAAAACTGTTAAAACTGCAAAAAAAATAAAAGATGATCCAATGGGATCTGCAAAAAAAGCAGCAACAAGTTTAGTAGGTGATGATAAAGATGAAATTTTAGGTTTTGGTATAGGAGCATTAGCTGCTATGGGAACTGCTGCATTAACAGCTTCATTAACAAAATCTAATTCAAAACCAGAACAAGAATTTACACAAGAAAGAAGATCAGATGGTAGATTTGCTACAATATATAAAGGCAAAAATGCAAATGTTGTTGCAAGTGCTAAACAATTATCAACAAAAGAAATTGATGATGTAAGAACACAATTAGCAATATTAGATAGTATTGTTGAATCTGATGATCCAAAATCAAGAAGTAAAGAGTTTAAAGAAGCAGTAGGTTATTTAGCAACAAAATATAAAATATCTAATATTAGTGGAAAAAATTTATCTATTATAATTCCTAATGTAGAAGGTGGAGTACAATTAAGACAAAGAGCTTAATATGGCAGTAACTAAAGTAGATATAGCTTCAAGAGCATTAGTAATGATAGGATCAAATCCTATTTCATCATTTAATGATGATACAACAGAAGCTCTTGTAACAAATACAATTTACGAAGAAGTAGTAGAATCTACTTTAACTAGACATAATTGGAGATTTGCTACTGGACAGCAACAACTATCTTTATTAGCTAATGCTCCTACTGGTAGATTTGAATACGCTTATCAAATACCAGCTAATCCTGAATGTTTAAAAATTTTAGCAGTTACAGTTAATGATGCTTTAATCCAATATAGTAGATACGAAGATAAAATTTACTTAGATGGTTTTGGATCTCAAAATGCAGTAATTATGGATTATATTTTTAGACAAAGCGAAGATCAGTTTCCTCCTCATTTTAGATTAGCAGTAGAATATAAACTAGCTAGTATCTTTGGTGGATCAGTAGCAAGAGACGCAGCTCTAGTTAGAGAGTTTGATCAACTAAGTGAAAGACAATTATTAATAGCTAAAAATACTGATTCACAAGAAACTACTACAAAAACACTTTCTACTGATAGATTTATAACAGAAAGAAGAAGCAGTCGTAGTGGACTTGTGGTCGGATAATGCCTAGAAAAATAAGACAAGTATATACTAACTTTTCAGCTGGAGAGATTAATAATTTACTCAATGCTAGAACTGATGCTAAAGCATATTTTGAAGGTGGTAAACAAGTACGCAACTGGTATTTACTAGATGAAGGTGGAGTTATGCGTAGACCAGCTACAGAGTATATGGCTACAATGCCTGGGGAATGTAGAATAATTCCTTTTGTATTTTCTAATGATGAAGTAGCTTTGTTTGTATTATCTAATAATAGACTTGATGTTTATTCAAATACTGGATCTGTTATACAAGCTAATATTACTAGTAATTGTAACTGGACTACTGCTCAGTTATTTGAATTAAACTATGCTCAATTTGGTGATACAGTTTTTTTAACACATAGAAATAATGAGCCTAGAAAAATTACTAGAACTTCTGCTAGTACATTTACTGTAGCTGCATATGAATTTGAATTAGATGAAGATGTAGTAGTTTCTGGTGCATATAAAACTCATGCACCATTTTATAAATATGAAGATGCAAGTGTAACTTTAACTTTAAGCACATCTGCAACAGGAGCTGGTAGAACAATTACTGCGTCAACTGGTATTTTTTCAAGTGATTATGTAAATCATTATTTAAAAATAGATGGATCTCAAGTTTTAATTACTGGATATACAAGCCCTACTGTTGTTACAGCAACAGTTATTGAAACTGTATCTGGTGGTACTGGCCCACATAATGATTGGGAAGAAGAATTATTTTCTGTACCTAGAGGATATCCTCAAGCTGTATCATTTCATGATAATAGATTATGGTTTGGTGGAATAAGAGATAATCCTTCTGCTGTTATTGCTAGTCAAATAGGAGGTTATTTTAACTTTGATGTTGGTACAGGTTTAGCAAATGAAGCTATTAATGTTGTTATTGCAAGTGATACAGTAAATGAAATTAGACATTTTGTTTCATCAAGAAACTTACAAATATTTACTGATAGTGGTGAATACTATGTACCAGTATCTTCTCAGTCTGCTGCAATTACTCCAACAAGTATAGCATTTCTTAGACAAACACCATATGGCTGCAATAGAGCTGCACCTATACCTTTTGATGGTGCTTCTTTGTTTAGTCAAAAAAATGGTAAATCAATTAGAGAATATGTTTTTTCTGATATTGAACAAGCATATAGATCTACAAGTGTATCTGTATTAGCTTCGCATTTAATAGATAGCCCAAAACAATTATCAATGATGACAGGTAATGAAACTAAACCAGAACAATTTGCTTTTTTCTTAAATAGTGGGTTAAATGATGATGGAAAAATAGCTGTGTTTCACTCTATTCGTGATGAAAAAATAGCTGGGTGGACTATGTGGGAAACACAATCAGGTGATAAATATCATAGTATAACAGCATTAAATGATCAATTATTTGTTATAGTAAAAAGAATAGTACCTTCTGGTACAAAATATTTTTTAGAAAGATTTGCAAATGACGATAGTATAACTCTTGATTGTTCTACTACTACAACTGTATTTCAAAAAGGTACACCATTAGTAAATGGAGCTAGTCAAACAGGAAACACATTATCAGTAGATGGATTTACTTCTGCACCTCAAATACAAGAAACTTTTACTATTGCTGGTAATGCAACTAAATATATAATTACTGCTGTAACACAAACTGCTGCTGGTTATGATTTAACACTAGATCAAAACTTAGCTGTTTCACCAGCAGATAATGCAGTTATTACTATTGTAGAAGGTTTTGTTCATGCGGTTAATTCTATTTATGAAAATACAGATAAAGTATTTGCAGTATATGGTAATGGATCTTTAGGTGAATTTACAGTAGATAGTAACAATAGAATTACACTTACTTCTGCACCATTTCCTAGTGGTACAAGAGTAGGATTTAATTTTACTCCTATATTAGAAACTATGCCAATAGATAAAGAAATAGATACTGGGCCATTGACAGGACAACCAAGACGAGTAAATAAAGCTATTGTAGATATATCTGGTGGATTAGATATTACAATGAAAGCACAAGACTTAGCATCTAAAGAACTTGTTATACAGCAAGTTGATTTTACAATTAATAGTGATACAACACCAGTAACAGAAAAAAAAGAATTTAACTTTTTAGGTTATAGTAAAAGTCCAACAATTACTATTAGCCAAAACGATCCTTTACCATTAAAGGTATTAGGAATAGCTATGGAGATACAATTTGCATGAGTGCTAACGCTTCTACAATGTTTGCAGCTGCAGCAATAGTAAGTGCAGTAGGTACTGTTGCTAGTGTTCAATCACAACGAGCAGCATTACAAAGAGAAAATTATAGATTAGAAACAGAAAAAAAACTAGCTGCTGTTCAAGCATTAGAAGAAGAAAATGCTAGAAAAGAAATGTTAAATGATACTATTGCTCAAAATTTAGCATGGCAATCTATAAGTGGATATTCTGATGATAGTAGAAGTTTTTTAAATATAAATGCTCAAGCTAAAAATAAAGCAAATAAAGATATAGCTAACATTAGATTAATGGGAAAAAATATACAAAATAAATATACATCTATGTTGTATGAAAATAAATATAAAGAAAATGATTTAGTATTTGGTGGGTATGTATCTGCAATAAGTGAACTTACTACAGGTTATGCTCAATATGATTATTATGGAAAAGGTGGAAGTAAAAAGGAAATAGCATAATATGGCATTAACAACAGGTAAAAGACAAGTAACAACTACTGCTTCCTCAGTAGCAAATAGAATGGGTGTAGTACCAGCTTATGGTGGTGATCCAGTTTCTACTATTGCAAAAGTTGCAACAGAAAAATTAGATTTTTTTGCTAAACGTCAAGCGTCATTAGAAGAAGCAAAATATAAAGCTGATTTAGAAATTAAAACATCTAAATTTATTAATACAAAAGCAAGAGAATTTTTTAATGATCCAAAAAGTTTTACAGCAACAACTGATAGTTATATTGAATCTTTAGTAGCTGAAGCTCCTACAAGATATAAATCTTGGACTAAAAGCATGATTTCAGGAAAAGCTATTAGAAAAGGTGAAACAATATTTGCTAATAGAATTAAACAAGATCATGATGATGCAATTAAATTGCAAAATGAAAGAGTAAGAACGCATAACGAAGAAACTTTAGAAGATTTATTTGATTTAGCTACTGTAAGTCAAGGTGATCCTGAACTTAAAAAAGATTCTACTTTTACAAATAATATAGACGATTATCATAAAAATGTTTGGCTGCCTAAAGTTTCAGAAATGTATAAAAGTCATTTAGAAGTTTATAATGCAGCATATCCTGAAGATAGAAATGCTATGCTTACACCACAAGAATTTTTAAGAACAATGCAAGTTTCTTTTGAACAGTTAAGAGTAAATACAAAAGTTAAAAATATAATTGATACTACAATGTTAGAAATAACTGAAATGGGTGGAGATTATCAAATAGGTAATGATAAAATAAAACAATTAAATACTGCAATTAGCAAAATGTTAAATGAAGAATATATGAAAAATCCTCAAATAGATATGCTTGATGGTAAAGCTACTTTAGTAAATACAACTAAAGATGAAAGAG